ATTAGAAGCTGGAGATAGTTCTGCACAAGCAGCTAGTGTTACTAAGAAAAAAGCATTGAGAGATGCACCTGCTGCAAAAGCAATCACAGATGCAGACACTATTGCAAAGTTAAAAGCAGCTTGGGATACAAGTGTATTAGGTGATAGTCCATACGCATAGGAGTAACGGATGGCTTTAACACAAATAACTGGCAGTGGCATTAATGGTGTAACAGTTGGTAATTTTATTACTATGGTTGATGTTTTTAGATTAACTGCAAATCAATCAGGTGGCACAAATGCAGACATAACATCTAATCTTGAAAGAGTGGATGATGCTAGTTTCTCTAAAATTGGAACTGGCATGACAGAAAGTAGTGGTGTGTTTACATTTCCTAGCACTGGAGTTTATCATGTTATTTTAAATTGTGCCATTAATGGTCACGCAGATACCAACTCAATGGTGGGGGCTCAAGTATCAACAAATAGTGGTGGAGCTTTTGATGATGTTGCTCTTGCAAATGGAGGAGAACAAGGAAGTGGAAATACTCAAACTACTGTGTATTCTCATTTCTTTGTAAATGTAACAAATACAAGTACATTTCAAGTTAAGTTTTTAACAACTAGTATGGCAGGAAATTCATTTTTAGCTGGAGACACTGCTCAAAATTATACTTCTTTTTCTTTTGTTAGATTGGGGGATAACCAATGACAAAGACAGACAAAGATTATTTACAGGCTGCCTTACACACTTTTAATGGTGGCAATTGGTATGGTTGGAAAAAAGAAGATGATGATGGAAACAAGATACCTAATTCAGAGCGTATGCAGTATAAATATGTTAAAATTATTAAAGATGGTGCAGCCATGCCAAGTGAAACAGATGTAAATGCAAAGATACAAGAATTAAAAGATGCAGACGCTGCAAAGGAAAACAATAAAACATCAGCAATAAATAAGTTAAAATCATTAGGATTAACTGATGATGAAATAAACGCATTGAGGTTATAAAATGCCATACATAGGTCGTTCAGAAAATTTTGGTGTAAGAAGTAGGTTTCAGTATCAAGCCACCGCTTCACAAACTAGCTTTAGTGGATCAGATGCCAACTCACTATCACTAAGTTACACTGATAGTCTGTACATGGATGTATATCAAAATGGTATTTTGTTAGTGCCTGGTGATGACTACACTGCAACAACTGGTACAGCTAGTTTGAACGACATAGTAGAAATGGTCGTGTATGATACTTTTACAGTTGCTGACAGTTATACTAAATCAGAAGCAGATACGAGGTATCCTTTCAAAGGCAACAATAGTATCATAAGATTAAATGGACAGACAATAAGTGCTGATATTACAATAGACAGTGATGAGAATGGTGTATCAGGTGGCCCTATAACACAGAACGCAACGGTCACTGTTAATGGCTACTGGAGTATTGTATGACAAGTCAATTAAATGTAGATACCATTG